ATCAGCAGAACTTAGCTAAGAAAATTAAAGATGTTGTTAAGCAAACTATTAGCGACGAGAAAAGATTAGGTGGATCATTAAGAAGAGTATAAAATGTTTGGATCTAAATCAAATTACGATGCTAATTTCTTTTTTGAGGGTGAACAACTCTCTGGAGTAAATTCTGTAGATATAAGCTATTCTAATGCCGCGAATATATCAAAGCCGTTAGGATATAATCTTGGAGCTGTTACAGCCGCGAGTCCAACAACTCAAAGTGTTTCTTTTTCTAGATCAGTTATTTCATCAAGAAATTATATTTTAGGAACACAGTTTAGTGGCAGTTTAAATTATGATGGTGCTGCTTATGGTTTTCAAAGTGGCTATGTTACTAATGTTTCAGTTAATTGTGCCATTGGAACTATTCCTACAGAAAATGTAATCGTTACTGTATATGATGAACTTTCCTCTGGAGTAAATGCTTCAGGAGAAGTGACTAATACCATACACATACCCAGCCAAGGATCAATTGTCATAAGTTCTGACAATGTTAGTAGCAATAGAGTCATAGGTTTTGATTATAATGTTCAGGCTAACTATAAACCTTATTATACTATCGGTTCTAAAACTGCTGACTCTGTTAAGTATATAGGCCCAGCAACGTATAACGCAACTGTGCAAATTGAAGTAGATGATGTTATGCCTCAACCTAGTTTGTTGTTTTTAACACAAGGCAAAAATGGAAAAGATACAGTTTCACTTACAATAAATGGAAGAGATGGGACAAACATACAAAATTACCCGATACCATCGGCTGTCTTGGTTTCAGAACAACTAAGCGCGACAGCTGATGGTTCATTAAGATTAACTCTAAACTATGTAGGACATCAGTAATGGGAGAAACTTTATTTTATAATAGAGATGTAAATATCTCTGGCGTAACAAGTCCGAGTGAGTTGGCAGATCTTTCTTTGACTCCATCTTATGGGTCTTCTGTTAGTTTTTCTGCTGATTCAAATGCTTATGTTACTGATAATTTTTATTTCAATTCAATTCCTCTATCATTAAATAGTTTAACGGCAGAATTTAATCTCAGGTATGATGTTAATGAGACTAATGCTAGAAAACTAGTAACCTTTTTTGAAAACCAATCAGGTAACAAACAGCTTGAATTCATACCTGATACCCGCACATATAAAACTCTATCTGGATTTTGTAATAATTACGCTGTAAATTTTGTTAATAACCAGCATTTGGAGTTTGGCGCGACTATAAGTGTTGACGGTGCGCCTACTTTATTAAATTGGTCAGGAGGAAATTTTGCTAATGTAACATTTCAAGGTTGGACTCCATCGACTAGTTATAAAAAATATGATGTTGTTTTCAGCGGTGTGAATCAAAACAAATTAGATAACTTTTTCTATTGTTCTGGAGATCACTCCTCCAATGCAACCAATAGTCCAACAGGAGCTTCATCAGCTTGGAGTCAAAAGTTTTTCTTTGAGCCTGATGTGGGGACTTCTAATAGTGTTGGTATTAAAGCAGATGTATTAAATTTTAATAATTCTTTTAAAGAAAGGTTGAAAACAAGTAATAATATTTCGACTTTCGATATGAGTTATAGCTTTTCTAATATTAGTGATCATCAACTAAAATCTATGATTCACTTTTTAGAAAGAAAAGGTGGGTATAGAAGATTCGAACATCAGATTCCTTCTGTCTATAATAGACCTAAAGTATATTATTCTCCTTCTTGGAGTCATACTTGGGTGGCTTTTAATTCAAACAACCTTACGGTAGAACTAGTAGAAGATCCACTAGGTGTAATCCCGACAGGAACATAAAAATGGCTAGGAATATAGTAAAAAGCAATATAGTAGGAGTTGCTGTTAATCACGACTCGGATGATGCTTTTAGCACGGATGATCTTGAGCTTCGACTTTTTATGGCTGTTCAAGACTTGAACTACTCTATACAAATGCCGAGGCAACAACTTAAACAAGTAGGCACTCAAGATTTTGGAATTCAATCGATAGTAAGTCAACCAGATGTCGAATTATCGTTAACCTATTTAGCACAACCTGATTTAGCTAACGAATATAATAGCAACTTCATTAGAGAGGCTGCTGTTTATACTAAATTTAACAATTATTTTGCTGGAGTAACACAAAACTCCAATAATTTTTATGCTTTCATAGCTAAAGATCAGGGCCAAGATATTTTTGATACTTTAACTTTTGATGGGTCATCGATTAACTTAAGCGGATTTGATGTAATAGCTTTTGGCAATTGTTACCCGACAACATACGGATTAAGTTATTCTATTGGTTCTTTGCCGATTGTATCTACAAATTATATTTCATCAAATGTTGTTGTGGAGAATTTAACTGGAGTATCTATGCAGTCTCCAGCTATAAACTTGACTGGAGGAAACAATGTTAACGTAGGCAGATGTGATTTTAAATTTGAGGCTAATACACCTGATGACAAGTCTCCTTTAATAATGAATCCAACAAATACTGGCAGCAGTATAAAGCTAGAGAATTTACAAGTTGGAGGACAAAACTTATCGGGGACTCACTTTGTTCAATCTGTAGATATGTCTGTAGATTTAACTAGAACATCAAACTACGGTTTAGGAAACGACTATGCGTTTGATAGAAAGGCTCAGTTTCCAGCCAATGGAACATTCCGTGTGTCTTCTTTGGTTTCTGGATTAGATTCTGGTTTAATATCAGGTGTATTAAAAACTGATAAAAACTACAATTTCGACCTGACTTTAGAGGTGAGCGGCATACAGTTAATATATAAAATTGAAGATGCTAAATTAAATACTTATAATTATGGCATAGCTGTAAATGGCGATATGACTTTTGATGCTGACTTTGGTTTCCAAGTTACTGAAACAAAAGGTTTAAAAGTTAGTGGTTCTAACTATTAATCGTATTCGATTTTAACATTTTTACTCTCGTATCCACGTTCCTTAATTTTATTTGGATGCTCTGTCCCTTTGCGCTCTTTAGCGTAATCACTATAAAATTTTTCTTTAACAGGATCTAAGCCTCCAGCTTTTTCTGCTCTCTTATGACTAAGTTCGGCAGACAAGTCCATCATATCGCCCATCGTTCCTTTTTTATTATAGGTAGCATCTATATATTGCTGCTTATTAAATGGATCTACAGAGCTATCAATGGATGCGTTGGGTGAAAGAAATACCCTCTTCCACTCAACGCCATCCTCTGAATATACGTGTTCATCATTCATACCTTGAATGACTTCTTTGTATTTTTCATCTTCTGGATGCTTGTATACGTAAATAGGCATTATGTTTTAATTTCTATTTCGAGGCTTTCAGCTACAGCTCTTTTAGGCAGTGTTAGTTTAAGCAGCCCATTTTTAAGCTCTGCATCAATGTGTTTGTCTGAAACGCTATTGTTTAGACTCAATCTAAACTTCTGCGATCTATCGTCGTTTTTGGCATTAACATAAAGAATGTCATCAAGGACTTTTACCTTAACATCTTCCTTGCCAAAGCCAGCTAGTTCTAGCTCCATTTTATAAACGTCTCCTGCGTCAACAACTGGATGTTCTGCTTTCATATGATTGGTTGTATTAAAAAATGATTCAATTAAATTCATGCTTACACTTAACAGTAGTCATGCCATTGTTTTATGCGTTAATTACAGCTAAAATTTGCTCTACAGTTTTAGTGTAGGACATTTCTTCTGCCAACTTTTGACCCTCTGTGTTAAGTTGTCCTGCTTTTTGTTCCGCTTTTTCCATAGCTGAAATAGCCTCATCCTCTTCCCAAGTATAGAAAGTCCCTCGATTAAATATTGAGTCAGGAGAAAAGAAAACACCGTCTTGCACAGGCATCTCGCCAGATGGTTGTATTAATATAGAATTATTATTGTTAGCCCAATCTTTATGAGATGTCGCATCTAAAACTACACTCCATTTACCAAGACAGGTAGCGTTGAAAGCTGGAAGATTCCAACCTTCGCCCCCAGACAGGCCAGTCAAATCTATATCTATAGAATTAAGCAGCTCATTTACTTCTGCATTCTTTTCTAAGATCGGCAAGAAATTTATGTTATTGTAATGGTTACCTTGCAAGGTGTCAGCTATTAAGCCTGTCATTTGTTG